CGGTGTAGGGCTAGAAGGACCCACGATTTTGCATGCGGACCTCATTGGCGACGTTCTTTGCGAGGGCTTGGCGTAAGTACGGGCCAAAGGATCGCTGAACGCTGGTTTCTATGACACGCACAGCGGGGAAGCGTGCTGGGTATTGACCTGGCTGTACGGCAAGGAAAAGAGCACGCAACTTGTTTGATCGTTCTCGTCTGTAAACGCCAGGAGTGCGGCCCCCACCTGAAGGCTTCCCTATAAAAATGTTGGTCCCAGTCCTATTTGTATTCCCAACACTGTTGACGATCTTAGCAAGGTTCGATTGGCTTACATTCCCATACCTATCTTTTTTCATGTAACGAGTAGGAACAAACTTTGTACCACGCGAAATGTCGCCTTTTGACAATCCAGCAAATTCAACTTCAAATCCCTTAACAGCACGAGACGTGCCAAGGATGTTGCCTGACAAATAACGATTACGTGGTGTTGGCCTGTCCTTAGGTGTAATAAGTATTTGCAAATTTCTTTTTTTAGCTGTAGTTGCAAAAAAGCCTTTAGATGTGTAGGGCTTAGGTTTGTCTAGATATTGCTTGGACGCGCCTTCTAATGCTTTAAAAGCATTGCGCTGCTTAGCCTGTGGCAATGCACGACCTGACACACTCGCGTTCATTGCTTGAGAAATGCTGAACGGCAACTGCTTGGTGTGCTCGTTCGTCCACTTGATAGCTTGTGGCAGCTCAGATTTGATGTCTAAACGGATTGCCATGTGCTGCCTGTGCTTTCAACCAGTATTGCTGCAACTGCAAAATTTTGGGCCTTGCGTTGTGTGGTTGCGCGTGGCCTATGAAGTTACCGACTGTGATGCGTAGCGAGCCATTCGAGAGCGTACGGATCTTGGCGTGTGGCGCGTCTGTAGGCATCACGTAACCTCCTTTCGTATTTTTTAAAGGCTTGCAGCTCATTTTGGCGCTGAATTTCGATAAGTCGAAGTTCAGTTGTCATTTGTACTTTTTAGGTTTGCGTGGCCAAGGGTGTGGACAATGCAATCGTTTATAACCAGCTCAGCATCAGAGCCTGGATCAATTTGTAGGCCATATTGATCAAGCCATTCAAGGATGGCGACCCAAGCTAAATCAGCGCCGACCTGAGGGTTGATATAGGTATTGGCAAGCTTCATAGACATGTTTTGAATTGTGTGCCAAGCAAAACTGCAATTTATCGTTGCAGCCAACAACAGGATCCAAAGACGAGTTCAGGTAAACCCTTTACCCCGCGCCTAGGCCGGCCCATCGGCTGACCCAGTCCCACTGTTGCTGCACAAGTATCAAGGATCATGCAAGGCCCACCTGTTGGCCGACCCAGTCCCCTTGATCAAGGATCCGTGGTGACTTTGGTCACATCCGGGCCAACCTGTCGGCCGACCCAGTCCCCTTGGCCTTGCGATTGCTTGGCAAACACACCATGGCATGCCAACTGCATATGCGCAACCCTCACCAAACAGGTTCGTCTGGGACTTTTTGTACATCCCCCACACACGGGTCAACAGGCTGATCACGCAAAAGGTTGCTGTAGGTCTTGCCGATGTAGCCAGCAGGTGGCACGTCTAGATCTTGGATTGTCCAATAGCCCTTCTCAATGCCGTCCCTAAGCGTGCGCAGAACAGATGGCAGGTCATTCAAACGCTGCATCAATAAGCCCTACTGGCCTTGTACTCCGCATCAGCGCCAGGATGCAGCTGGAACTTTCCAGGCATGATGCCCTCTACAGCGGGCGTGTAGGTGCAGTAACGACCAAGGTGGTCATATCGGCCCATGCAATACGGAGCAGCAGGACGCATCCGGCCGTCTAGCTGATTAAGGGCTGTTTCCATGTCACCGGCATAGACAGCTTTGTATTCAGCCGCAGCCCCTTCGCGTGCAGACATAGGCACAACGGCAAACACAAAGTGATCAGCGGCTTCAGGTTCAAACAATTTCATCAAAGCTTCCAAGAGGGCTTTCGTTGTTCTGGTGTGTTTTCTTCGAGGTAAGTGGCATAACACTCATCTCTCAACCATCTGAAACAGTCAGGGAGAGGCGAGGCAAACTCGCCGCATCCCTGCCTTGTTTGTATGTCGTCAATAGCAGAGGACAAGGCACGCATCAAAGTCTCAGGTTGAGTCTCATCTGCAATTAACTGCTGCCAGACCTGAACGGCTTTTGGCTTTGACTGGCCATTGGCACGGTGACGGCAGGCTTGATAACGCTTCCAAAAAGCCTCGAATTCAGGCGTGCCCTTGGCCCGTTTAGCGCGTGATTTAACAGCGTTTTCAACTTTTTTTACAACATTATGTTTTTTGGGTTCAACTTTTTGGGCAGGGACTGTAACAGCCACCTCAAGCGGCTGATCTTCCGTATTGGCTACGCTGCGAGGTTGCTTAGACGGAAGTATTGCACCTGTCAGAGGGCGAAGGTTACCTTGCTGGGTTCCCGCACCGACGTAGTACGCGGACAGTGTAGCAATGCTGTCAACACCGTTGATTCCTAAATCGATGAGATCCCTGATGATTACTGACCTTGTGCGATATGGCTTGACCTGAGAATCAAGCCAATCCAGCTGTTCTTGGCTAATTCGGAGGTGTACAGACGGCATACAAACGGTTGACGTTGTGGCGCAAAGGTGACACGTTGCGCCCACAATCGCAACCCCCCTTAAATGCTGCCTAATGTCCCCGGCTTGGTCTTCTACGAGCTAGCGCACAGATACCGGCTGTGGGATGAGTGGTTGCCTTACTGCGTCACTGAAGTGCTGTCTCAAGACGTTTCTCCAGCAGCCATTGCAGCAATGGAAAAGACACGGCACGGAGCTGATGGATGGGAAGCCAGAGGCAAAGCTGTTCATCTGGATTTTGCAAACCTGTTGCGCGGAATCGATCACCCACAAGAAGAACGATGGAAGCCCTGGACAGACGCCTTGCGTGCTGAGCCCTTGCTGCAAGGCGTTGAGCCTTTGGCCGTTGAACAGCCCCTGCTGAACAAAATCAAACGCTTTGGGGGAACACCAGATGCCATCTTTAAGACCGCAGACAATCGTGTTTTTATTGCCGACGTAAAGACTGTTTCTGATAAAAAGTATGTGTCGGGCCGTAAAGCGGCTACGGCCCAGCTCGGGGCTTATTTGGAATTCGCCTCAAGCTGCTACCACGGCAAGGTCTGGATCACTGACCTTTGTACGATCGTCGTTGGACCTGGCAAGACCAAAGTCAAGTTCAGCGATCCTGCAGAGGCAACTAATCAGTGGCTTGATAGCTGGGGAAGATTCGAAGCCCGTTTACCCAATTGGTGATCATGAAGTGCCCAAAGTGCTTTGGACAAGTGATTTGTGTTCTTGAATCACGCCACACAAGCGAAACAACGGTGAGCCGTAGACGCCAGTGCAAGTTTTGTGATCATGTGTGGGCAACAGCTGAGATCATTGTTCCTGATACCGAATGGGGATGGAGAAGGATCAGCCCTTCAGATTCGCGCAAATCCGAGTTTGCGGTCAAAGAGGGAATGCTTAGACGGCTTTCAGCTGCATGAATTGGACTGAGATTCTTTTAAGGTCTGGCGTCCCAGAGCCCCCTGGCTATGCAGCGACAGTGGCAAAAATCAAAAACATGCCTAAACGTAAAAAGAAAAAAGGTAAAAACAAGAAAAAGACTTGACATGGCACGCTGCTTTGAGCATGATGCTTGGCATAAGCTTTTGCTCTCATGATTCGTTGCAACATTCGCAAGATGCGCACAGGTTCTTATGACCCATACAAGGTGCCTGCAAAAACGAACATCATCGTGACTATCGTTTGCGTTGCTTTGTTTGGTGCAGCCGCTTTTTACTCAATTGTCAGTACGCTGGACGAACAACAGATGTATCACTGTCAGCAGGGGTGGCAGCGTGCGTGCGAGGCACTTAAATAAAAATGTCTCGCTTGTCACGATATGTAAGAACCGATGAGTTTATTGCTGAGGCAAAACACAAAGCAAGACTTGCGCTTTGCCAAAAACATCCTAAACTCACAACGCTCGAACGAGCTTTTTACAAAGTTTACAAAAATGAAATCAGTCACAATCAAACTCGACTCTGACCGCCAGCAAAAACTGAAAGAAATTTCAGAATCAACCACAGGTCAAATTCAACAGGTGCAAGTGGCAGGCCAAACGTTTGAAGTTGAACAACGCAAGCTTTCAGCTACTGCTTTAGCTCTGGGGCTGTTGAATCAAGCCATTGACAAAGCGCACTCTGAACTTGCTTAGCTTTACTTTTCCAGTAGTAGGCACGCCAGTCCCTCAGGGCTCTGTGCGTGCTTACAACAGCCGAGTTGTAGCAAATAACGAGGTTGCACTCGGTTGTTGGCGATCTGACGTGGCTAGAGCTGCCCTAAGAGCACGGCCTGATGACTGGGATAAATCGGCTGCAGTTTCTTTGCACTGTGAGTTTGTTTTTCCTCGCCCTATTTCACACTATCGCACTGGGAAGTATGCAACGCAATTGAAACCATCAGCACCAAAGCATCACACAAAGGCGCCTGATTGCGACAAGCTTGTACGTTCAATCGGGGATGCAATTGGAGATGCTGTAGCTCAAATTTTACTTGAAAACGATTCACAAATTGTTTCACTTTTTGCAATTAAAAGGTACTCCACAGATGACTTCCTCGGTGCCATCATTACCGTCACGGCCCTTGATTGAGGCGCTTGTTTCGTTTCACAAAACAGTTCCTTCAATTAACAAAACTGCTAATGCTCAATATGGGAAATTTGCCGATCTTGAGACTGTGCTTTCTACTGTTACGCCACATTTAATTTGCAACGGTTTGGTTGTTTCTCAAACTTTTGAGCCAAGCCAAGGGCTTGAGCCAATTCTTATAACAAAACTTTTGCACGTAAGCGGGGCAGAATTAGAAAGCCGGCTGCCAATGATCATAGGCAAAGGCAGAAACGCACTGCACGATTTTGGAAGTTCTTGCACTTACCTTAAAAGATATGCCTTACTGGCCATGCTTGGCCTCACAGCTGATATGGACATTGATGGTGATTTTGCAGACGAGAAGCCATTAAGCAAGTCTGAGCCCAAAAAAATTGCAACTGTTAAGGATGAAAGTGATCAACAACACTTGCCATGGGAAAAACGAGCTATTCCAACTCAAGAACGAGAAGATCTAAAAAGTTTAATTGAAAAAATGCCAGCAAACAAACGTGAAAAATTTCTACAATCCTACCGCCTTAAATTTGGTTTAGACCCTAACGCTAATGTATGGCCTACAGTATTAGAACGTCAGCACCAGGCTTGGATCATGGACAAAATAGACAATCAGCACCAGGCTTGGATCAAGGAACATGGATAAAATAGACAAAAAGCGTGAATGGCAGTCAAAAGCAGACCTAAAACGACGTTCTCAATTTTTTCAAGTGCGGCTTGACAAACAAATGGCCACGCAGTTGCAACACTATGCTGACAAACAACACCAAGGTGTTATAAACTCTGCTTTATCTACAATCGTTTCTAAGTTTTTTAACGGAAAATGAACGACCGCCAACCTGACGCTTTCACCTTGTGGGGCAATTTCAACAAAAACAAGAACAAAGATGGCCACTACTGGTCACAGTTAGAAGTGCCCCTTGATGAATTACGCGCATTGTTTGAATGGGCAAAAACCGCTGACAGGACACAAAACCGTAAAGGTCAAGATTGCGTATCAATACGAGCCAACCTTATGCCGCGAACAAGTGAAACCGGCAATGATTATTTTTTGATGGCAATGAGCGATGCCAAGCCAAAACCAGCTGGGGACATTCCGTTTTAAAGTACACAAGAGAGCAGGAGGGGACTTCGTCCCCTTTTTTCATGCCCAAACCGATCATCAAACAAGTCAGTCAAAAAGGCGTCCTTTACTGGGAAGTAAGCCATGCCGGGATGACTCGGCTGTTTAGACATGACTGGCAAGCCAGGTATCACTATGAGGCTTGCCTAAGGCATCAACGCTCAAAATCCATTAAGGACTGGTCAACTGACGCTATGTGATTGACGGCTTGCTTGAGCAATTTTGCCTGGTGCCAGCCTGTAGAAGTCAACGCAGTACAGAGGCCCCGTAAAATTTTTATGTCGTCGCAACTTTCGATTTGCCGGAGAGTTTGTTCAAGGTATAACTCCTCTTCTAAGGTTTTTTCAGGAAGATTCATCCAGTCCATTGCAACGCTCCAGGGAATCCAAGAAACGGAGTTCAGAAGCGTAAGGCTCCCTTGCACGCATGATGTCACCGACTACAGGAAACAGCCACTGATCAACCCGCACACAGTATTTAAAGTTGTACGGGTCCATGCAGCTAACAACGACTGTCGTCCAGAACGCAGTCAGGTAGCTCCAGACGACGTACCAGCTCATAAATCATCTACCAAGATTACTCAGGCTGTTTTAAAGGCATGAGCAAACCACCTTAGATAAAACTTTGCTTATCTGACCTCTGCATTTCACAGTTTCTCTACGAAAATTGCCCAACCGCTTCCAGGGCCTTCTATTTGCCAGCGTGGCAAAAATTCAGCAACTCTTACATTTATTCTGTAGCCGCTTAAGGCTTGGTTATGTGAGCCATTTTTTAAATCTGGCACGCCAGCTGGATCAGTCATTGTTAGGCTTGGATCGTTGCTGTAACGGCCTGAGTAACCGTGCGCTACTGACCAATGGCCACAACTGGCACTACTGCAACTTGGTGCATCAATTGGTCCGTTGTGGTGCCAGCCAAGCATGACTGGAATGTTTGCATCAACAGCTTTATAAACGTCGTTTATGCTTGCATTCTGAGTAAAGGTAACTTTCAACCCTAGACTCTTCAGAGTTTCTATGTGAGCCGCAACTGACGAGGTATCTCCAAACTTTTCTCTTTGTCTTGCATAACTTTCCTGGCTTTTCACGACTTTGTAAAAAGCGGCAACTGTTGCAGCTGCGCTCGTGAAACACATTCTTGCACCGTGCGGCAAGTCAAATTGTCGAAAATAATGTGGCAACCAAATCTCCTGATCAATTCCGCTTGCTTTCCAAGCCTCAACCCAAGCTGCATCATCTTGTAAAAGCTCTTTTGGAATTGAGTCTTCCAACATTTTTACAGCTGCAAGCCTGTGTGGTATATCACGTTTAAAATGCTCAAAAAAAGGTAATAATGCCAACCCCATAGCTATAAGCCTCACTTTAGGACCCTAGTTTCAGGAAGTAGCAGGATTTTTAAATGGTCAATCGCTAAATCGTCTAAATCATTGTCCGTTCTTTTTACGATCTTTTCGAGCATGGCAACGATTAATTCTTTGAACGCTTTTGAACGCCACGCCGTAAGCAGGACAGGCTTAAGGATTGCTAGAAGCATTTGCCTAAAGTCGTTACCCTTAAAGGGTAGCTCCGTTGTGCAATGGCAGAAACACCACCAGCAAAACCAGAGGAACAAGACGACCAGGGCCATTCATGGCTTGGCGACCTGGTTCGGATCACGATTCTTTTATGGTCGATGGGCATTTTGACTGCTAATTATTTGGGCATTTTTTCGCAAGCTGTAGACCCTACGTTTCCGGCTTCTTTGCTGACTGGGACCGCTGCGACTTATACGCCAGCACTAGGCAAGATCGGTAAGAAAAAGAAGGAAGAAAACGGCGTTATTGTAGACAACAAAGACACCAAAACCGGAATCAAATGAACCGAACACTTTTGGTATTAGCGATCACATTCGCAGCTGTTTTGCCTGCTAAGGCGGATCTAACACATCGGATCAGCAGCAGTCTGCAACTCGATGTCGGTGCGGCCTCAACCCGCGCCATACGGATCGGCAACAGCTACAGCATCAGCGGGAATGGGATTGA